GGCCCTAATTTTTTAGCGCGGGGGCATTGACTGCCCGAGGGGAGAGTTGACCAAGTTGTTGCGCATGGAGCGCTGGCGGCGGGTCAGGCGGCGGATGTCGTGGCCGAACAGGGCAGACTTCACGGCGGCATCCACGTCCTCAATGTCTTGGGCGAAGATCCGCACCTTCTCGGTGTCGGGCAGGCGAGCGTAGCGGGGGCTGGCCATGCGCCAATTCATCATGCTGGCCGTGTAGTTGCCCAAGTAATACTGGTAAGCGCTGATCTGCTCGTTCGTCAGGTCGATGTTCTGTCCGTTAATGGAGGCGCGGTTCTTTACCTGCTTGGGGAACTGGCTGGTCTCGCCGGTGGAATCCATGAGCCGCGCGGCTTCTTCCAAGACGGGGTTGGCTTTGACCCGAGAGGTCAGCGCCGGATTGAACAGCACATTGAACCAGTGCCATCCAACATACTGATACCGCTCCTGTGCCTGCCCCATGACATCAAGGCGTGGAGGGAACTGGTCAGCAACGCCGGGGGTGTTGGCCGCGATCTGGTTGAACGCGCGCTGCACCGTGACCGGAACGGCCGAGGACTGGTTGGTTCCGCGCGTTTCTCTCAGCGTGTTATCGTAAAGGAGTTGGTTGGCTTGGCGGACAAGCTGCGGGACAAACATGGAAGGAATACCGGCGACCGTTCTGGCCACGGCGCCGATCACGCTCTCCGGTCGTCGGGTGTCGAGCTGGTCGATAAAGCTGGAAAGGCCAGACAGCAGCGGAAGATCCAGCAGTGACTTGGCACCAGCCGCAAGACTGATGGCCGGCATGGCTGCCTTGGCCGCGAGTCCTTTCTTGATCCCATTGCGGTCGTTCTGCTCAACCATCTTGGCCAACTCGGCACCGGCAGCAAACGTGATGGCGAGCGGTTGCGCCCAGTCGTAGGACAGGATCACATCGCCCTCGTCCGTTTTCTGCGGCGTGCCCCACGCCATGGTCGTGAGCAGCCGCTTGAGGGCGGTCACGTTGATCCGGTATTGCCCCATGCCCAGTGACCGGCGCATTGCCTCAACATCATCATCGTCCTCCTGACTGGCCGTGATGACACCCATGGCATACAGGTAATACCCCGCCGCATAGATTCCCGTTCCTCCGAGGGCTTTGGTAAATGCCTCGCCGAACTCCCTTGTGTCCAGCGGCTTGCCCGCCCTTTGGTTGCTGGCCTTCCAAAGAATGCCGTTCATGCCTTGATGGAGGTTGGTGATTAGTCCGAGAGGAGACCAACTGATGGCCGCGCGAGCGATGGCGCCGGGAACCTGAGTGAATGCCATGAGTGCCGTGCCGAATCCGAATTGCTCGGTCGGCTTGACGCCGGGGATGAAGTAACTCAGCAGCTTCGTGCTCATCCTGTTGAGCGATGATCGCCACTTGGCGGCTTCCTTGCTGATCGTATTAGCGTTTTGGTAGATGGCACCGGCCGCATCGGCAATCGCGCCTTCTATGTCCTCCGGTGTGTGCCGCCCTGTCCATTCGCCCATTTGCTTGGCTCGGGCCTCGCGGTTGGCCAGTGATGACTCCAGCGCAGACTTCCAGAAAGCGCGGTCGGGTCCTCCGAGGGCGATGGAGAGCGATGTCTCCAGCATCCCCATAAACTTGCTGCTAAAGATGCGGCGCCCGACCTCCTTGGCGTCGGCCACCTCAAACTTGTTCTGCGTGGTCAGCTTGGAGAGCAGGCGCAAATGGTCGATGCCGGCCGCAAGGTTCTCACTGAAGGGGGCCTGCGGGTTCTGCTTGGCGTTCCACTCAAAGCCCTTTCTTACATCGTAATACGGGGTGAGCAGATGCTTGAGTCGGCCCGACTTCACGCGGTCTCCGGTCTTGCCGTTGCTAAAGATTCCGGCCCGCCCCGTGGCCACGTTGATGGCCGTGTCCTTACCGGCATTTGCCACGAACTGGATCACGTTGCCGCCGATGTTTCTGATCCAAGTCTTCGGCGAGAACAGCATCATTATGTAGCTGAACGCACGCACCTTCACCCAGAAGTCCACCGGCACAAGGCTATGGATCTCCTCAAAGATGCGACCGGCAATGACGAGCTGCATGTCTTGGTCGCCCTTGGCCTCTTTAAGCTGTGCAGTTAGGCCCTTCAGTCGCGCCCCAAGTTCCGGCGTCATGGTCGGCAACTTGGCGATAAGCGAAAGCTGCGCAATAAAGTCATCGTCCGGCATGCCTTCGCCGTTCAACTTCTCAACCAGCTTGCTCCAAGACCTAAGGAGCTTCTGCTCCTTCGGCTTGCGCTGTGTGGCAATGGAGCGACGGGCCTCGTCGAGAACCTTGTAGAACTTGCTGGTGATGGCCGTTGCCAAGGCGCCGGCCTCGCTTTCGCTAATGCCGTTCTCGGTCAGCAGTTGCGCAATCTGCTTGGTCGCGTCTGCCTTGGTTGCCTTGCTGGTCAGGATAGAGCGGATGCCGACATTGGTGCGCTGCTTTTGCGTCTTGTCCTTAATGCGGCGCTTCAGCTTCTCTTGGATCTTCTCGCCGCCTTGGGTGCCGTTGATGATAGTATCTTCTGCGACTGTCTTGCGTGTCGCCTTAACCTCAGTCTCAGCGGACACAACGCTATCCTGCGCCGCGCGGATCTGGCCCTGCCGTTCCTCGGGCAACGTGTCGATGTATTGCTCGATGACTTGATTTGCGTAGAAGACGATGCCTTCCGGCGTCAGTCGGGCCAGCATGGCGAGGACACTGATCGTCTGCCCCATGCTGGTGGCGCGGCGGGACATGATGCGAACGACCCTCGCCTGCCGCTGGTGCTCTCCCATCGCCCCAAGTCTGGCGGTCAACTCAAGGCCGATGCCAAAGTCTATCGGCGCCGGTGTCAGCTCGTCGCTGGAAAGATCAAGGATGCGCTGCTCTGCTGCGTCTAGTCCGTTCTCATTGATCCATGCCTTGGCTTGGTCGGCCGTCCCTTCCAGCGTGATCGGGATGTATTCGCTGCCAAGTTCCGCCTTGGCTTCCTCGGTGACGGCGGCATTGGCCTTCGCCTTCTGCTCAAACTGCCTCGGCTTGGCCTTCGGCCGCACATCGCCAACCGCCCCGGTCGTGTCGCTGTAGGGGCTGTCTTTGTAGGCTTGAACTATGCGATCAAAGACCTGCTTCAAGAACGAAGCGATGCCTTGCCCGAACTCCTTCACCATCTGGCCGGCCCACTTGCCGAAGCTCATGCCGGCGCGGTAGATCGTCTTGCCGTATTCAAACAAGTCCTCAACGATGGAGAGATCAATCGCGCCCGATTGGGCGGTCATCTTTTTGATGCGGGCGCGTGACTTCTTGGCAGGCGCGTTGGGGTTGCCGGCCTCAAACATCGCCCTGACTTCGCGCCCCTCGCTGCCGATGACTTCGCCGATAACTGTAGAGGCATCAACAACCAAGTCGTTTTGCATGCCCCTCAACGGCATGATAACCGCCATGGCTCCATTGTCTCCGCGCAGCATCACGGGGCTTTGGTCATCCTTGCTTGCCGCGTAAATCTTTTTGGCGCCTGACGCCAGCAATGCCTCGACCGAGTCCTTGACATAGACAGGATCAAGCGTGGCCATACCCACCCTTACCTTCGCCGGCGTCACCACCCCCTTGAGTGTCTTGTTGATTCCTGAGAGAACCGTTCCGGCCCGACGCGCCTTATCAGTATCGACGTTAAACAGGATCGTGTTGTTGTCTACCGTTGGGATGACCTGCCTCCAGTTTGGAAACTGGCCTTGAATCTGGTTGCCGTCTATTGCCGACACGATACGAGATTCACCTTCAACCTTTTGCGGTATGGCGATCAGCCGCCGTCCGTCCGTTGCGACCACGGACTGTGCATCTTTGTCGTAATAGACGCCGGCCAACACAAATCGGGTAGGGTCCGTTGACGTGTGCGACTTGGCGGCAATGTCGCCCGCCAGCGGCTTCACTGGCTTGATGTTCACCTTGCTGATGTCAACGCGGTCGGGAAGCGTTGTTTCCTCAAAAGGGAATGCGCTCTTAAACTTCTCTAGGCTTGGCAGTGGCTTGCCGGACTCAGCCGCCTCAACAACTGAGGAGACTATCGTTCCATCGGCTACCGCCTTGAACACGGCGAGCCTTTTGTCGTCGGTGTTTTTTGCCGCCCTAAAGGCTTGGGTAAATGACGAGGGCGCCGCTTGTGCTGTTGCCGGTTGCGGTTGTGCGGCCGGTTCGGGTGCGGCATCAACCGGAGCTTCAACTGGCGCAACGACTTCTTGTTCTGGCGCCACGACCGGCGCCTGCTGTTGTGGCACACCAGAAAACACATCCGCTTCTGCGTCCACGTCGGGCGCGGTCGCCGTGTCATCGGCAAGATCAAATTGGAATGTCGGCGCCGCCGGCGGCTCCGTCACAATCGTCTCTCCCGGCATCTCGACAACCTCAAAGTCCTCGGGGTTGATGGCGGGTTCGGCGGCCGGCGCGGCGGCCGTGGTCGCATCGCCAAAGACTTCTTCCACAACCACCGTCTCAGCGGCGGGTGGGGGAGTGAACGTGGATGCGTCCGGCCCGACACTCATTGTCGGCGCGTTGCGATCATCCATCGGGGCCGCCATACCTTCAGCCGCACCAACCGGGGCGCCGGCCATGAATCCAGACAAGCCCTCCATCGTGGCCGATGATGCCACTCCACGCATCGTCGGGACGGCATAGCCCTCACGCTGCAAGGCAATGTTCGGGGCCATGGCCTCCTGCCCGCCTTGGGCTGCTTCGGGGATGCCTTCAGACACGCCGGTCTTGACGGCGCCGGCCACCGCGCCACCCGTGACACGCCCGCCGGACTTGCTGATGGCATTGCCAAGTATCTTCTCTGCGCCGAACAATGCGTCCGCCGCGCCAAGGCCGGCCGCGAGCAAGAGCTGGTCGATGTTCTGCCCGCCGTAGCTCTGGGCCTCCAGCGCCACACGGTCGGCTTCTTCCTCGCTCTTGCCGGACTGCAACAGAAAGTTCTTGGTGTCTTGGTAGATGCTGTCCTTGACGATGCCGGTGTTCATCCCGGCGCCAGCGCCAGCTTGCACCGCCTGCACGCCTTTGGCGCCAAGGCCGAACGCCCTGCCGGCAACGCCTGTCGCCACGATGGGAGCCATGGTGCCGAGCGATTGGGCGGCAGTATCCAGAGGGGCAACGGCGAACGCCCGCGCGCCGGCCTTGACCTGCTCCCACACGCCCTTGTCTTGCGCCTCCTGCATGATGCGCGCGACTTCTTGCTGATCGGCTTGGGCTTCGGGCGAAAGGGATTGGCGGTAGAACTCTTGGTAGCTGGCCAACTCCTGCGACACAGGGTTGTTTGCCCCGAACAGATCGGTCATGCCCTTGAGGCCGGTGATGACGCCACCCGCCGCACTGACGGGAAGGTCTGCCGCTTGACGCCAAAAGCCGCTGCCCTCGGCTGGCTGGATTTCAATATCGTCCAGCGTCAACCCCGCCAAGGGATCTAGCTCAATATCCCCCAGCGTGATGTCATCAAGTGTTGCCATTAAGGAGTGATTACAAGAACCCCGCCAAGTTTAGGGACGCGGTGCGTGCCAACGGGCATGTTAGTTCCAAAGCGTTGCGAAGCCTCTGCCTGAGTCATGGTGTATGACGGAGTCGGAGCGGGTTGCGGGGTGGGTGCCGCAGTCGGCGCATTGGTCGTCGCCATTCCGCCACCGGCGAGCGGGGCGGGGGCACCGGCTTCGGCCGCGTAAGGGTCTGCCGCATAGCCGCGCAATGGCTCGCCTCTCACCACTTGCCCTTGCGCATTTGTTGTCACCGGGGCGATGGCCACGGCATTTGTCCCGCCGTAGCGGGCATACATGCCTTGTTGCGTGTTCAGAATCTCTGGGTCGAACTCGGCCTTGACCATCGCATCAATCTTCTTTTTGCGATAGTAAGACAGTTCCTCTTCGATTTGCTGCTCTTGCTCCGGAGAAACAAATTGCCCCGGCTTTAAGCCAAGGACCATCTTTGCGTAGTCGTTTTTATCCATGTTTGCGCTTATTGAACGTAGAATCCGCCAGCGGGACCAGACGGGCCGCCGCCGCCCGCGCCACGATAGTCGCTCCAGATTTGCGCTTGATCCTGCACCTTCATGCGATTGGTCTGCACGGGCAGCATCGACGTGCGCCACAAGTCAAAGACCGGCGCCTTCTGTTGCCATGGGAGATTGACGAACTTCTCCAAGGTGTCTTGAGTCATAAGCCCCTCGTCCCGCGCCATGCCGGCCATCTTGTCGATGGTCTTGCTGTCCTGTTTGGCGCCGAAGTATTGGGTGAAGGCACTCAGCAGTCCACCGCCACCGCCACCGCCTCCACCACCACCACCGCCCATGCCGGACGCCATCGCCGCGCCCGCAGGCCCGCCGACAAGAAACGCGGCGGCTTTTTTGGCGCCGTCTGCAATGGTGTTGGACAGGTTGTCCATCCGCTGCATTTTGTTTTGTTGGTTTTGCGATTCAATCGCCCAAAATTGTGCTGGTGTCATAAGTGTAGTTTTTCTTTATTTGCTCTAGGAGGTTGCAATTTTCACTCCGGTGTTGAGGGCAAAGTCTCCCCAAGCGTTTCCTGTCATGTATGGGTTGCCCATTCTCCCACCCGAATAAATCGGCTGCACATTCTGATTCCCCATCAGTCCCAGCGCCTGCGGTGTGAAGTTCGCATACGGCGAGCCAAGGCCCGCCAGCATCATCTTCGGGTCAGTCTGGAGCGCGAAGTTGTAGGCTGACTGTCCGAGGCCAAGCGAACGCGCACGCTCTTGGTCTGCCGCCTGCGCGGACGTTTGCAGCAGGCCGAGGTTGAAGCGGCCAGCGTCCGTGCGCTGCATCGCGTTGAACTGATCGGTGCCAGACGCAAGTTGTGTATTGAACTGCGACATATTGTTTGCCGCCTGCATGTTGGCGAGGTTGGCGCCCTGCATGTTCTGCGAGATGATCTGCTCGCGCGTAAGCTGCGTGCCTTGGTTGGCCAAGTCCGCCTGCATGGTGTTGCCGACATTCTGAAACTGACGACCAAGGTCTTGCGTCTGCACGCCCTGCGCAAAGGCCAAGTCCTCGAATTGGCGCTGACGCGAGAAGCGGTCGCGGTTGAGCATCTCGGCAGCCAGTCCGGCGCTGCCGGTCGCCATGCCGCGCGCGGCCATACCGGAGCGGGCCGACTGCACGGCGTCGCGCGAGGCTTCGGCCGACAGCGTTCCGTCGCTCTGCGCCTTGCGCATGGCTTGATCCATAAGCGTATTGCCCAATGCGCCAGCGCCGACCTGACCGGCGCGCACGTCGGCCACTTGGCCAATGCCAGCGGCGTTTGCCCGAGAGAGTCGCCCTTGGCGCTGGCCGACCTGCTGTGCCCTCAGACCTCTTTGCAGGGCTTTTTGCATGCGGTCATACGCAACAGTAGCACCACGCGCCTTATTAAGATCACCAACAATCCTGTCGCGCTGGGCAAACTGCGGGGCGAACGCCTTGCGCAGATCGCCAACCGGATCGCTTTTTCTAAGACCTGTGATCCGCTTGTTGTTGGCGTCAATTTGAGCCTGAATGCGGCGCTTTTCTTTTGGGTCTGACGTTGCCTTGCGTTGCGCTGTTAGCGCCGCGTTTTTCTCTCCGAGGTCTTCGATTTGCCCGCCGTAAACGACAGAAGCTGGGTCATTAAACCCTTGAAGACCAAAGCCAATATTCCGCGCGGCTTCTTCGCGCCCAGCCTTGCCGGTCGTCTCGACCATCTGCGGCGTGTTTTTGATCTTTAGATCATAGTCTGCCTGCGTGAGCGCCTTGGATTGATTCGTGTCTAGTGTTGGTGCTGATGGTTGTTGTCCGCCCATATTATTCGTCCTTTCCTTGTAGTTTTGAGATTAAATCATGCCACTTGTGGGCGCGGATGCGCCCATCATTGCGCCGTATCCAGAGGCACCACTGGAGCGGGTATGGCGCGATATCCATAAATGCGAGCATTGGGTGCCGACCGCCGGTGCTGGCAGCCAGCTCGATAAACCAAGCGTTTGGCTCGCCGTCCACGATCTGCTTCTGCTCCTCGTCCCAGCAAACGTCTTGGCCCATGGCAAAGAGATCGCCGCACGCATAGACGTGTCCATTGTCGCGGCGAAAGTTTTCCGCCACGGCAGCGCCGAAATCTTTGTCAGGAAGATGCTTGGCATACCACTGAGCTGCTAAATCAATCGGCTTTAGGCGCATCCAAAATCTCCTTCGGCACCGCCACCTCGATGGCGGCCATAAGCTCATTCAGCTTCCCTGCGGCAAATTCCATAAGCATCCGGTTCCCGCTCACGCGGGCGGAGGCGTAGGCTTCGATGAGTTCGGCGAGTTGTTGTTTCATAGATTAGTTTCCGATGAGGCCATGCGTGCGGAGGTCAGTGATGACCGCCTTGAGGGACTGGATGACCGTATTCATTTCCGACTGCGAATAAGTCGCCGATGCCGTGAGGGTGAGCGCCGAGCGGCTAACGGTTCCAGTCGGCGCGCCCCAGCCGGTGACGCGATTGCCGACAACTTTTGTGCTATCTACCAAAAAGCTCTCAGTTGTGTTGATGTCGCCAACCACGCTTAACTTGTGGCTTGGTGACGTGGTGCCGATTCCTAAGTTTCCACTTGAGTCTACGCGCAGTCTTTCGCTCCCTGCCGTCTCAACGGCTACGGTATCTGCGGCCGGAAACCGCACACATGTGTTGGTGTCTCCGGCGTGGATGAGCTTGTCGGAAATTGTGGCGTCTCCAGCAACCGCTATGCCGCTTGAGTCAACGCGCAGGCGCTCGGTTCTGGAATAGACGGAGCCACTAAACGTCCTCTCGTTAATGGTTAGCGCCGATCCTGTGGCTTCAGAGGGTGTTAAAAATACCCACTGGAAGGGCACTCCACTGTCCACGGAGTCGTAGTTCGACGCGCCAATCGAAAGCGAAACCGACGGAGTTCCATTATAGGATGCGCCATTAAGCACTGACAGCATGGTTGTCTCGCTCGGCATGGCCGCCGTTGTGCCTGCGACCGCCCCGCGAATGATTGTTCGTCCGGCAACGTGCAGCAAGTGGTCTGCGGTCGGTGATGTTGTTCCGACGCAGACAGCTCCTGTATTGGTGATGCGCACGCGCTCTGACGAAACTGTAGAAAACGTCAGCGTGCCGTTGGCTTCTGGCGCCTTAATATCGTGACCAACGCTATTGGTGCCGGAGACGGCAAAGGAAGAGAATCTCAGGCTCCGGTCAGACGCGCTTGATCCTACTCGGAGATATTCGGTGTTTCCGGTGGAGATGAAGACTTCCAATGGAGCTTCTGGAATGCTCGTTCCAATCCCAACGCGGCCTGCCGAAGTAATCCGCATGCGCTCAACTGGCGACGCGCTTCCGTCCGGTGACGTAGAAAACACAATGCGACCGGCCATGTCGCCAGAGCCAGTGGCAGCGTCAACATCGCAGGTGATGAAGCAAGCGTTGCGGTAGGTGCTGCCATCATAACCCTGCGCAGCAATAAACAGAAGACTGTCGCCACTGCCAACTATGGTTGGAGACGATGCAGTGCCGCGACTTCTGCTTGAGATAATCTCTGGATTTCCTGCGCCCGCATCGGCGTGACAGCGTTGACGAAGGCCGATAAAGCCAGAACCCAAAGCGGTGACATTCGTGGACTGTGCGTTGCCAGTTGTTGTGATGTTTTGGCTTCCAAAATCCGGTGCGATTTTGGTTCCAGCAATGGCTGCCGTGGCGCTGACATCGGCGTTGACGATCTCGCTGACGGTGCGGGCGGAATTCAACTTGGTCGGGGTCACGGTATCCCCAGAGGTGAAGGTGTAATTATAGGAGGCCATAGTAATTATGCTGCTGATCGGGTTTCGGTCGGAGGCAGGCTCTTGGGCGATGCCTCAATGCTGGCGGATCTTATTTCCGGCCGCCCACCGGAGGTTGTGTAAATGATTTCCATGGCATGCGCCTTGTAACGGATCGGCGACTTCATGTTGTAATCTTCGGGGTTGTCGTTGGCCGAGTTGGTCAGCTCGCCGATCTTGTAGCCGGTGATTGGATCAGGGTCATTCTGGTCAGGCGGAAGGTCTGGATTGATTGAATTGATCTTGGTCTTGACCGTTGAGTTGAGCGGCAAAACAACGTCAGCAATCGTGCGCAGGAACCTTTTGGAGTGCATGTCGCCGAAGTCGTAACGCCTTGTCTTGATGGCTCCGGTGATTGGGTTGCTGTTGCTCAAGCTGCCGACCGCGTTGGAATCCACGGCGTTGTTCTCTTCCTCAAGCAGATAGAGGTTTCCAGAGCGCGGAATGCTGAACACGCGGCGCTGGTTGTCGTAAGTGCCAACAAGGATCTGGTTGACGCTGGCGCTGCTGGGATAGATGTCGCGGTATTCCCAGCTCTCGTTGAGGGCGTTCCACGCGAGGACGAGCTGGTTGCCGTCAAGCGGTTCGGTGCTGGTTGGGAGGGCAACGAGATAGCGATTGCTGTGCCAGATGCCGAAGGCACTGCGCTCTACGCGGGACTGCACCACTTGGCTAAACAAGTCGGCGATGGGTTCCGAGAGCGGCTTGGTGTCGCCGCGCACCTTGAGGTCGAGGGCGCGGTCTAGGCGGTAGATACCGGCGTCACTGAGGAAGAAGACAAAGTTACCGGCGGTGACAATCGTGTTGCGAGCGCTGCACCCGATTTCGTTGGTGAGGAGCGTGAGTTGCGAGACCGGAGTGTCCACCGAGAAGTCGCTGCCATCGGTGGAAGCAAATTGATTGAGCGTGGCGAGCCAGATGGATTTGCGGCAGAAGACGAGGGCTTGGCCTTCGACCCATGGGTGAATTGCCACAATGCGGTCATCACCACCTGCGCCTGCGCGGAAAGAGTTCCAAAATGGGTCGTAGAGGTCAGGGTCGAGAACGTCCGAGATCGCCACGGTGTCGCGGTTTTTGGCAAACCAAAGCCGGTTATTGTGGTAGGCCGCCCAGCCGGTGCTCGGCATGGTCGTGTAGGTGACGCCTGCGGCCGGAACGCCTGCGGTGGCGCGGACGAAGTTGCCGCTGTCGCCGGACCAGTAGATCGGGGGTTTGACGCGGCGAACGGTGCGGCCGGTGAGCGTGGAGTCGCCAGACGTTCCGTTCGGCACCGTGATGGTAAAGCTGTTGGTTGAGCTGCTGACGATGTCGTATTCGTGGCCGTCGAAGGCGGGCGTTGTGCTTCCCTCCAGCCGCACGCGAGCGCCAGCGGGATAGCCGTGCGCGTTGCAGTTCACGGTTGCCGTTGTGGTGCTAACGCTGATCCCGCTTCCGGTGAGAGCCTTGGCCTCCCAGCCGCTGACGCTGCGGTCGGCTTCGCGGAGGATGTAGAGGCGGTCGAATGCCTGCACCACCGAGACGGTGTCGGTGCCTTCGATCTTCTCGGCGGGGCTGGTCGGATACGTTTTGACCACCGGCGACTGGCCTTGGCGGTAGAGAGTTGCCGTATCGCTGCCTGCCAGCACAATGTATTCGTTGGCGTTGTCGTAGTTCTGGCTGGCGAAGACACCGGCGGCATACAGTCCTCCGTCATAGCTGTCGCGGACTTCGGGGCCGTTGTTGGCGATGATGGTGCCGGTGGCCGGTGTCGCGGGAGATCCGCTGACGGTGTAGGTAAAAGTATTGGCGTCCGTCACGGTGACGATGAAGTCGCCGTTGTAGTCTGTCTCGGCGGCGCCACGGATGTTCACTTGGTCGCCAGTGGTGAAGCCGTGGGCGGTCGCCGTGACGGTCGCGGTGGTCGAGGCGCGGGTGATTGAGGTGACGGTCTTGTCGGTGCCGAGGGTGAAATCCAATGTCAGCGGGGCGCCGGTCGTGCCGATGGTGTCGGTGAGGCGCTTTGATCCTTTGCGCGTCTGCGCGACTCCGCGATCCAAGCGCATGTTCACGCTGTCTTGCAGCATACCTGCCGGAAGCGTGAGAGGGTTGAGACGCGAGGCAAAGCCGAGGAAACCGGCGTCACCATCTCTCTGCACTGGAGATTCTAATGCCATTAGTTAAGTGCTGCCCTGAGTCTGCTTTTGAACCGCGCCGCGTCGGCGGAAGAGATGTCGTTCTTGCGATTCGGGGCGATCTGCTGGTGCGTGACAATGCGGGACATCGGGATGTGCCACTTCTTCATGCGCGGGATAATGTATTGGATGGCGCTGTCCATGGCCGCTTCACCGAGCGGGTCGCTGTAGGTGTCGCCGTCCCACGCTACACCGAGGCTGTAGCTGTTGCAGTCCGGCACGCCTTGCCATGAGCTGATGCCTGCATGCCAGCAGCGGGCCGTATCGTCGGCTAAGACGGTGCGGTTGCCGTTGCGGGCGATGATGACGTGGTAGGACACTTTGCTGGCGGGGTTCATGCACCAGCTCACGCTGCCGTTGTAGCTACCGCTGGTGTGGTGCAACACGATCATGGTCGGCGTGATGGGGCGTCCGCTTTTGTTCGGGGTGTTCAGCCTGCGCTCGTCGTAGGCTTTGCTGACTGCGGGTGTGGAGACGGTTGTGGATTCTAATAGCAAGCTCGGCGAGGCTGGCGCTGGGCCAGTCGCGGACTTCTTGCCAAACAGATTCCTGAGCCACTTCCACATTGTTTTACTTCGCGTAGCCTTTAGTGCTCGGTGTGACGGTCACGGTTGCCTGCTGACGCACGAAGTCATAGCCGAGCGTCACGCAGCCAGCCGCAGCGACAGCCCAGCTCACGGCGAGGATCACAACTGCAATGGCTTTTGTGACGCGGGCGGGCATGGAGTCAGAGTCTCGCGTTGTTGTCTTTCGCCATGACCAAGCCCCAACCGGCGAGCAGGCTCGCGGCGATGAGGCCGAGGTCGGGCACGCTGCCGTTGGCCAAGAACTCGCGGCCAGCGGTCGAGAGCGAGGCGATGATAGTGAGAACCCCTAAGAGGCTCGTTTTCCAGTTTCTCATTTCTTTAGTTCTTTCTGTTTCTTTCTGATGTCGTGAAGGACGCTGATGAGCGTGGCCAGTCCGACCAAAATTCCTATAATAAGTCCGCCTATACGGAGGGTTGCTTCAAGGTGGGGCAACATGCTGAACACCGAGGAGCCGATAGACGTGGCCGTGCCGATGACGCCTTTTTCCGTCGTGCTGAAATTGTGATGAAAATACTGCAAGCTCATCGCGCGGCTCCTCAGATGCGTTACTTCAAGTAGGCAAGCACAGCACCGGCGTGCAGTTTGATCTCGGTGAAGCTGCCTTCGATGGCGGTGCCGACAGGGAACGCATAGGCGCTGCCGCTGGTCGTGTTCGCCACGTTGGTCTGGTTGCCTGCGAGCGTGTGGAACTTGGTCGCGGCGTCGAGGCTTTCGACAACGCTGAATGTTCCGGTGACGGCCGTGGTGTCGGAGATGAGGCGGACGCCGTTGGCTTTGTTCGTTGTTCTGACGTTAGGGTTCATAGGATTAGTATTGGTTGACGCGGGCGGTCCACATGGAGGGCTGGCCCTGTTGGAAGTAGTATTTGTCGCGCTGGGAGATCAGCTCGGACTCGGCGAGCTGTTCCATGGCGAGCGCTTTGTCGAGCTGGCCGTCTTCCGTGAGGAGGTCCGAGGTCAGCATGAGCGCGACTGCTTTTGCGATGACGGCGGGCACGGTCGCGGTGAGGTTGCTTGCGTTGTATTCGGTCGGGCGCACGCGGAAGTTGACCCAGACGGTGGTTGGCAGGTCGGTGTCTTCGGGGAAGCGAATGGCATCTCCGAGGAGCGTATAGCCAATGGCGCGGGGCGCGGCGTGGGTTGCAGGGTTGTCTCTTAGGACGCCAAAGACCTCTCCCATGGCGGTCTGGCCGCTCTGCTCGTAGTCGATGTAATAGCCGTTCGTGGCGTCACCCTGCACAGTGCGGCTTTCGACGCGCATAAGTTCCGGCCAGTCACTCCACTCCCAGCAATCCGCGATGCGTTCGTTCGCGGCTGCGACCATCATGGTGCGGGCGCCGGATGGGATGTTGGAAATATCCGAGCCGTCGTTGCCGCTGCGTTGCCAAGCGCGGAGGAGGATGGACTGGAGGGTTACGGTGCGCATTATTCAGCAGCGGGTGCTTCCTCCGTGAGTTGCTTCTCGATGCTGGTAGCCAGCGGCAGGATCTGCGCGGCGGCATTCAGTCCTCCGGTTTTGACGGCAAGATCGAGACACTGCATGACGATCTTCGCCTCGGCCTCGGTGAGTGTGACTTGCTTATTCATTGGGCTGCTCCTGCTGGCTGGCCAAGTAGGCTTGCGTCGCGGGAATTGCGGCGAGGACTGCGGCGAACGCGGCGGCGAGTTCGGGAACCGCCTGCATGATTTCGGGCGTCAACGGCGCGGTCATCTTTTGGACGAGGTTTCCGTTGGCCAGTTCGCCGTCTGCGGTTGCGGGCAAGAGCTCCACGGTGATGCTGCCGGAATCAGCGGTCGGCTGGATGGCGGACAGACTGTAGACGTGCAGGCGGTCGTAGACTTTGGCGGCTACGGCGGGTGTTTCGATGGGTGTTGGGTTGGTTAGCATAATCGTTAGGCTGCAACGCATGGCACCTTGTAAGCCGTGCCAGCGGCGTCATAGAGGGTCAGCGTGTGGGTCGCGGTGATCGTCTCGGAGACGGCGTTCTGGTGAATGCGGAGTTGGCCTTGCAGCGGGCAGAAGTCGGAATCGTTGGCAAGACGAGCTTGCAGCACGGTGCTGCTGCGTTTTAGCGCGGGGAAAGAAGCAGTGGTGCCGCCGATGCCAATGATGCCGTTGGCGTCAATCGTGAGGCGATCCGTTGAGCCAGTTTGAAATTGCAGCAATGCGGCAGGGAAAGTTGCGCCGATAATGCGTGTCCCGCCGCCGCCCCAGCCCAACGCCAAGCCGCCCCCAATCGTAGCGTTGCCATTTGCAGCAATCGCAAAACGGGTCGCTCCATCCGTCTGAAACTCAAGATTCCTCGCCGTCCCGCCGCCCGATCCCTTCTCCGTGCCGATCTGAAACACGTTGCTCGACCACTTGAGGAAGCCGCGTTCGTGGTTCGTGGAGGAGGTGAAGGTGTTGTAGAGGCGGAACTCTTGGGCCGCTGTGCCGTTGCGGAGGGCAAGTATGTTTGCGGCATCGTCTCGCTGCAAACGCACATCCGAGCCATCGCCAAATGTCAGTGGCAAATTGCCGCGTATGGTAAAGCGGTCGTTGGCGGCGGTCCAAAGAAGGGTTCCGCCGCAAGAAAAGCGCAGGCCTGTAGTGGTTCCATCGTTGAATCCCGTGCCTGTGTTGTTGCCAAACTCTAAGGACAGATTGCTTGATCCTGTATTTCCTGAATGGGCAATTCGCACTTGCCCGTCCCTTAATACGCGGAAGACGCTGGAATTGTTTGTTCGGAGATCAAGCAGCTCGGAGGCGGGTTGCGCTGCCGTGCCTGTTGCGCTGATGCGGGCCACAGGGCCGAGTGTTAGCGATCCCGTGATCGTGGCGCTGGCGCGGGTTTGACTAATGGAAACCGTGTAGGTGCCCGTGCCTCCCGTGCCCGTGCCAAGCGCAGTGATGGTGGTGCCTGCGCTTATCACTCCTGTGCTTGTGAGCACCATCCCAACGCGGATCGTGCTGCTGGTAACGGCGGTGACGGTCATGGTTGTGCCGCTGATGCTGGCATCAAAGACGGCTTGGTCGTCCCAAGTCTGCGAGAATGTGCCAGCAGGCGCGGACGCCGTGAGCGTGCCGTTGTTGGCTGTGAGCGTGGTGAAGGTTCCTGCGGCGGGCGTGGTGTTGCCGATGGCTTGCCCTTCGATCTGGATGCGGCCCGAGGCGTCCGGCGCAGTCAGCGTGCGGGCTGTGCCGGTGGTGATGCTGCCGAGGTCGAACTGAAGGTTGCGCGTGCTGTCGCTGTTGTCGTAGAGCAAAAACGCGGAGTCAGCGAAGACATCCGGCAGCTTGGTGTCGGCCAGCGTATAGTCGTTGTCGCGGGAGGAGCCGATTATGGATGTGCGAATGTAGATGCCGCCCTGACGGTAGTTCGGGAACGGCCATGTGCCGCTGGAATTGCGCACCAGCCAGCGGCTATTGAGTGCGGCGGTGCCGTCGAGCGGGAGGTCGGCATAGGTTGCCACTTCGCCTGCGAAGAAGGCAGAGCCGCCGCCGCCGCCCGATCCTTTTTGATCGAACGTGCCGCTGAAGGGGTTAAACGTCCAAGCCATGCGTTAGGAGCGAGCAACGGACGCCAGCGAGGCATCGTCAGTGGTCGGCGGGTTGGTCGTGTAGGAGAAGGTCAGCGTGGCGACTGTTTGGCCTCCGCTGCCGCCTTCTTTGTAGGTCACGGTCTGGATGTTGTTCGTGCTGCTGTAGTAGCTGATCGAGAGATAGTCGTGCTGGGGGATGTTGAGACCGGCGACGTTGCGGACGTTGATGTTAGGATGCACGGGATAAACTTTCTAACTTCGCTATAAATTAGGCGGCGGGTTGGGCGGTCATGCCGAGTTGCTGTTCCTGCGCCATCTTTTGCAGCGCGGGCTGGGCGCCGGTGCGGCCGATGACTGCGTTTTGCTGCTGTTGGAGCTGGAATTGGAAGGCTTGTGCTCTCGCGTCGATCATGCTGCGGAAGATTTCGTCTTGGGCGTAGCGCTGTTGGACGGCGGGATTGCTTTGAATGATTTTCTGCAATGTTTGCAACCGGACTTGCGCGTTTTGGCCGCCTTCTTTGAGCGGCGGCTCGGTGCCTGCGGCGATTTTTGCGAAGGCGGTTTGTTCGTCTTCTTGCTCGGCTGCGGTAGCGGCGCCGATGTCTTGCACCAAGAGGCCAGCAAGATTCGGGTCAACGGCTTGGAACATGTATTTGACCAAGCCAGCGCGGTCGATAACGCCAAAGCTGTCGAGCGGGACGAGCACTTTGGCCAAGTAGTCGAGCTTTGCGCCGAGGGCTTCGTTGTCGAGGAGGCGCGCGTCAAACTCAGCGGTAATGTCGAAGCGGCCCCGGATGTCTTGGGGCGATGCGTTGAATGCCAACTGGGCATTGCCGGTGATGCGCGCGACCTCCTCGGCAGTCATATACTGTTGCGCCAGCGCCATGGTCTGCGCGATGCAGAGCTTCATATCTATGAGCCAAGAGTCGATTAGCTCCTGCGTGTGGAGCATATAGCGCTGCTGCGGGACGGCATCGCTGATGCGGCCAAAGTAATTGTCCACGTCCGCACGGGTGGCGGCTTCCACTTCGATGCTTCCCATGTCGGGGCGAGGGGGATTCATCCACTCGATCTCGCCGGGACGGCGTTCGGGGATCTGCATGCCGGGGCCGAGGACGAGATCAAACTTGCCCCGGTTGGCCGGCACCTTGACGGGAGGAAGGATGCTGATGCTGGCACGGTCGGAGCGGAAGTCGCGCTGGATCTTGATTTCCTCTTGCGCGGTCTGCACCAGCTCGGGGATGCCACGGCTCTCTAGCAGTGGGCGGGTGGCGCGCTCGCGGGGGAGTTCGATGAAAGGATATTGCCCGTGCGCGTAGGGCAGCAACTCATGCACAGCGACCTTGTCGGTGACATGGTAGCTGACCACGGAGCGGGTGACGCGGATGGCGTTGGTCTTGGGGTCGTTCTCCTTGCGGTAGACATGCCATATTTCGCACATGTCGCGGAGCTGTTCGTAGAGGAACTGGTCGGTGCGGTGGATGTTGAGCGAGATGCGTTTGAGCTGGCCCTTGTGCTGCGAGGCGGCTTCGATCCATTCCTCGTCCCAGCCCTCGACTGCGCCGCGCTCGCGCAACTCCACTTCAGTGAGCAATTCTCTGCGGGCAACGAACGCGGCGCGCTGAAGGCTGAAGGTCTGAATGGGGAAGATGACATCCTCCCATGCTTCAAGCGCGGTCCACACCGGCTTGCTCTCAAAGACATAAGGCTCCTCCCACTCGACGAATCCTTTGTCGCGGAACTGGCGAACTTTGACAGTTGATCCCAATTCGGGAACGATCTGCCCCAAGAGTTCGGCGGCGGTCTCCTCTTGCAGCGGGTCCATGACCACTTCCAGAAGGGCGGCGAGGTTGG